ACTTAAATATTTTATATGTCAACCTATTAATAATTAATTTTACTTATCATTAATTATTATGTTTAAACAGAATTTTTAGATAAAAAAATAGAGGGCGTTTAAACCCTCTAATAAAATCATTAGTTTTAAAAAGGAATTACAAAAAAACTAATAATTTTTAAAGAAAATAATTAAAATAAAAATAATTCATAAAAAATAATTGTAAAAATAATCCCTATTAAAAAAAATAAAATACAACAATTCCTTTTTTTTCTTTTTGTAGTAATAAAACTATCCCATTCTGATTTCATAAAAAAAATCCTTATAAATATTTATAAAAAACTGCCCATTTATTTACCAATTCATCTAAACCTAAAATTTCCCATAAACTAGATGAGCCATCAGAAACTCTATTTTCTTTTTCTGATAGTTCAGTCCATAAAATATGTTTTCCTTCAAATGTATCAAAATCTACATAATAATCGTTATCAGTTCCAGAATATATAAAAAAATATTTTTTATTCTTTTTTGGAAATAAAATAAAACATTCCCCAATATCCCAAGTGTCATACATTTTTTTTATTTGTTTTTCTGTGGCTTTTTTTCTCTGTGACATAAAAACAGTTCCATCTTGATTATCACAAATTAAAAATTCCATATTGTTTTTTGTTGCTCTATCTAATACTTCAAATAATAGTGATTTCATGTTTAAACTCCTTTTTTATTAATTGGTATTCCCAATAAACATTCTTTAATTACTTGACTACTTTTTAAGTATAGCACCTTGTCAAAGTTTGTCAATCTTTAATGATTGATTTTACTTATCATTATCCAACTATTATTTCTTTTTTGCTTCTGCGTTTAAACGATTTCTTTTATTCTCATCTGTTACCCACTGCCTAGTCGCTTGCTTTTCTTTTTCAGTAGGAAACCTATCTTTATAGTCCCAAGTAAGTTTAGTTTCCTTTCCCTCATCATTCAAAAAAATTTCTGTTGTTACAAAATTACTTTTCTTTCCGTATTTACTTTTTCTCAAAAAAATTCTCCTTATCTTTATGGTGCTTCTCAATTACTTTTATAATCTGCTCTTGAGTTACATTACAAACATCACAGCATAACTCTAACAACCATACATCATTTTTATCCTGACCATATAGCCACCTTAAAGCATCTCGTTTAAACAGAAAGTCATCTTGTAGCCTTGCAGGGTTATTTCTTAAATAAGCCTTTTTAGGCGGTTTTCTTATATGAGGCATTTTAGGTTTCTTTCTTTTGTATTTTATTTTGCTCTCTCCTTTTCTAATAAAATACCTCTTTAAACCTTCCTTATATTTAATTTCTATTTTTTCCTTGTAGCTCAAAAAATTTGCTACCTTCTCTTGATACTTTTGTTCTCCTTTTTCTTTATCAATTTTAAATCTTATCAACCTCTCTTGATATTCTTTCTCTGTTTTTTCATCTTCTTTAATCGGAATATATAAAGCATCAGATAGTGCTTGCCCTAAAATAGCCTTAAATATCCTTGTAGAATTATCACTCATTTTCTATTTCTCCGTAATTAAATAGTATATGGATAACAAGGACTACCCAAAATTAAGCTAATTTCTTTTTTCATTTCGTTTTTTACATCTAAAATTCCCTGTGTGGAAAATAAATGTGGCGACTCATTTACTAGCTCAAATTGAACCTGTAAAATTCGTCTTGAAATTTTCTGCATATCTTTTTCTGATAAATTTGTCCATTGCTCTGCATGAGAACCTTGAACCTTTGTCCAACTAAAACCTTTTCTTCTCCACTCATCAGGTGCTTCAGAATACTCAATATTACAATATATACAATTTGATTTTATCTCACCACCACCTAACGAACTGGCATTATAAAGACGCTTTTGTTGATTTTTATTAAACATTGTCTATTTCTCCTTAATTGTTAAATTTTGGCTTCATATAAGAGCCGTAGTGCCATTTAAAGTGGCTAGGTAATACCCTAGCCACCGCTTATTTAACTTATCTTCCATCAATAATTGCTTTATAGATATAAGTTACAATCGTTGCAAATTCTTGTTGGTCATACCTAGAGATATGAATTTCAGAAACCATATCTCTAAACTTAATAAGCTCATCAGACTTACTTATTTTTTCTTTCATTGCCACTGCTAATTTCTTATTAGGCATATCAAAAATAATTTTACTCATTTTTTTTCTCCTTTATTTTTTGTTGTTCTTCATCTTCTTGCCTATAAAATTCGTCAAGGCGTTGTTCATCAGGGTCAGGTTCAGGTTTTTGATAAAGTCTGCCATCTTCTTCATCAACATATTCATTAGTTCCTTTTTCAGTCATTTTCACTCCCCTTTTAAGTTATCCTCTATAAGATAATATAGTTCTCTGCCTTTTTCTGTGTTGCGTGTTGCTCCAAACCTCTCGCCTGTAGTATCTTGTTCTATCATTACATCTGTTAAGTTTAAATGCTCAACAACTGCAAAATATACTCTCTCGGCTTGTTCATAAATTCTAATTCTATCCTCATACTCTTTATCTGTTTCCTGAATTACTTTTTCTTTACTCATCTTCACTCCCCTCTAATTCGCCTAGATACTCATCTATAGGAGTAGCAACCCAATTAGGTAAATCAACTATATCTATTTCTTTAGTGTTATTACCTGTTGATAATGTTGCTACTATTTTCCAACTTGTAAATCTAAACATAATCCACTCTCCTATCATAATTTTCTTGGGCTAATCTCATAGCTTCTAATACAGCAATTGCTGGGTCGATATTACCCTCTTGCATTAGTTCGTGGTAATATTCATCATACAATTCTTGTATAGTTTCTGCTCTATTACTACCCATATCGTTTACTCCTTTTTTTTAACTTAAATCTAGCTAATATTTTATTACCATAAGTATCTGTATCTAGGTAATATAAAGGTTCTTCTATTACACCATTTTTACTTGGCATAAAATCTTCACAACAACATCTTTTTGCTTCATCTTTATCCATATAAGTTTTAGTTCTATAATTGTAATAATCTTTTTTACCATTTCTACTATCACAACCCTTATGAACAAGTAACAAGTTCTTAATTCCTTTAGTGCGTTTAAACTTACTTTTACTCATATCATTTACTCCTTTTTCTAGTTACTCTTTTAGTATTACATACTTTAAAAAAAAGTCAAGCACTATTTACAATTAGTTTTAGTGTATACTGATACCAACAAATTTACGCTATGTCTATACAAGGTCTATACAATGTCTATACAGTGTATATACTAGATAAGATAAGAGAAGAGAAGATAATATATTTAGATAAAGTCTTGACAATAAAAATTTACTCTGATAGTATTGACATTCATTCAATAAAGAAAGGAGTTACAATGACAGCGTTTAAACTAGATGTTGAAAAAGTAATAACTATCACAGCTACATATCTGATTGATGCAGAGTCAGAAGATGAAGCTAGGGATATAATAGATATAAAGGATAGTAATGGCAAAATTGAACCTAACAATGTTGCTTTAGATGAAAGTATCTATGATGATAGATTAGGTAATGATAGTGGTACTTGGGAAGTGCAAGAAGAAGTAGAAATTGAAGATATAACAGAACTAAAGATAGAAAAAGAAGTAGCATAATTAAGAAGGGTGGCAACACCCTTTTTATTTTTTTAATGAAGGAGTAAATATGAAAAACATTACATTGGAAGTTTTAAAAGATAAGTTTAGAAATCAATCAGCAATAGCAGAACAATTAAACATAAGTAGGCAAGCTGTAAGTAAGTGGTTTATTGTTGGGTCAATTCCAAAATTACGCCAGTACGAATTAACAGAGTTATTACTAGATAATACTGCGGATAATAAAGGCGTTTAAACTTACAAAGGTAAAATTATGTATAAAATAAAAAATTGGGATAAGTTCCAGCATTACAAACCTAAAAATGCAAAGCACCAACAAAAAATGACATGGTATAAAATGTATGGTGCAGATATATTGAACGACCCAGCATACATGAAATTAACTATTACTGAAAAATTATTTTTGCGTGAGGCTTGGGATTTAGCCAGTCAATTTGATGGAGAATTACCTGATTTAGAAACTTGTGCTTTTAGATTAAGGCAGACAGAACAAGAGCTACGAAAAATATATGTTAGCTTAAATAAAAAAGGTTTTCTCTATACAGGCTCTAGTAATAGTATAGACGAAGTATATACACCCTCTATAACCATAAAGGCAAGTGCAGAAGTTATTAAAAAACATTCAGCATTGTTTGAGGAGTGGTGGATTTCTTTACCTGACAATCGAAAAAATAATAAGAAAGGGTGTGAGAAAAAATGGGGTAGTAAAAAATTAGATGACATTGGAAAAAATATTATAGGCTGGACAAATACAATGAAGTCTACGAAAGAATGGAAGGAAGGATTTAATCCAGCTCCAGAAACTATCTTAAACCAAGAGAGATGGAATGACGCAACCAATAAAACTACTGAACTAAAAGGAGTATTATGAGTGAACCTAATGTTAATCAGATGATGCGTCAGCTTACAATAACTAAAGAAACATTAATGAAAGGTGGTTATTATGAAGAAAAAACAGATTTTAAAGTTAAGTCTACTGATACTTTGTTGCCTGAAGTTATTAAATACTTTAATGAAGAAAAAGGTAGTGGGTTCTCGTTGGGGTTTCAAAAAACTGATGCGGACTATAATTTCTTAATTAGGAAAGGTGAGGTTACTATTCTGACAGGAAGTAGTGGCTCTGGAAAGACCACTTTTTTAAGTCAAGTATTATTAAATGTGGTAACTTATACTAATGTGCTAGTAGCAAGTATGGAAATGAAACCTGTATTGCAAATTGCAAAAATGATACAGCAAACAGGAAATAAAAATCCTACTGAATTAGCTATTAATGAATTTTGTGAGAAGTACACAGATAAACTATGGCTATTTAATGCTCAAGGAACGACCAGTGAAAACGATTTAGTTGCCAGTTTATACTATGGCAAGCATATTTTGAAAGCAGATTTGTTTGTTATAGATAGCTTGATGAAAGTA